ATAGTAGTTTATGCAAAGAAGTCTGGTGACCTCGATACCTATATTCAAGCAATTAAGGACGCTTATGTATCAAATGCTAAGAATTTCTATTATTTGTCTTTTGTTAAACCAATTTTAATAGGACCAACAATTAACAGCACAGACAAACAAGACGAAATCATGCAAAAAAATATAGACATTCTGGGAATGTTTAATGTGGAGACAGCTTAATGGTAATAATAACAGAAACAATCAGTAAAAGAGAATTGAAAAGACTAATAACTGATGTAGCTAAGGGAAAGATTACTAAGGAAGAAGCAGACGAAATGATAAATCCTAAAAAAGAATCTATAGAAAAACCAATTAAAGAATCTGAAATTAAAGAAATAAAACATGAAACTCAAAAGAGAAAAACTAAATTAAGGGAGGTTAAAAAATAGTACAAAATTTTATAGGAGGAGGAAGTTCAGTATGTTTATATGCTTATGAAGATATGGATGAATGGATAAAAACACCTGCAAATCATACAGCATCAGACGAGACTTATGTACCTTTTGGACAAGGAGTTGAAGTATCAGTGACTCGGTCGAATAATGCAGAAAGAATCTATGGTGTTGGAGCAAGAAATGCAACAGCAACTATTAACAAACAATATGCCGGTTCAGCAACAATAAATGGAAGTTTGTCTAATGCTTATTGGTTATTAGGAGTTTTAGGGGCTAATACAGACGCTGGGGCAGACCCTTACACACATACATATACAGAAGCAAACATTCTTCCAAGTTTTACAACTAATACAAGTTTTGAATTAGGTACAACAGATTTCGCATCAGCTTTAATAGGATGTGTTTCAAATCAATTGACAATATCTGCAGCATTAAATGAGGCAGTTAAGTTTTCTTTAGATATTTTATATAGATATGAAAATCTAGGAACAACTAAATTGGCTGATAATCCAGATGTAGAACCCGTTTTTACATTTGCACATGGAAGTATTGAGATGCCAAATGGAACAACAATAGCAGCAGTACAAAACTTTGAGTTAACTATAGCTAATAATGCAGAACAGGTATATGGAGTTGGAAGTAGATTCCCAACAGCAGTTATTGCCAAGAATCGAGAATACAATTTTACTATGACTGCAGCATTTAATGACTATACAGACCTATTAACATATTTTATGAATGGAACAGGTTCAGCAACTGCACCAGATGCAGGAAGCGGAACAGAAATAGCAACTTTAGAGTTAACATTCACAAATGATGATGGTGATATATTAGATATTAATTTGACAGGAGTTCATCTTAATGAAGAAACTCTGCCACAGAATGTATCTGAAGTAGTTAAAGAAGATGTTAGTGGATGGGCAAGAGCTTGTGGAACTATTGTTTATACAAACGATATTGAGACAGCACCTAAAGCAGCAACAGTTACTTAAATTTATTTTTTTATTTTTTTTTTAATATGCCCGCCTGAGCATCAATCAGGTGAACTAAATTGGAGGAAAAAATGGAAATACAGAGAGGACAACATAACGGAAAGAATGTAAGATATACAGATGTATCTATAGACTTTGAAGGAAAAAAAGAATTAGTTAGATTAAAAAAGATTTCTTTTGGAGAAAATCTAGACATCAGACAAAAGTGTTCAAAGATTTCAGTAATGGGTGGACAAGAAAAAATAGAAATTGACCAACAGAAACTATCAGAAGAATGTTTATTAAAATCTATAATCAAAGCACCATTCAAGGTAACATTACAAGATATAAGAGACTTGGAAATGGAAGTTGGAGAACATCTTTTAGAAGTATATAGAGAACTTAATTCATTTGCCGAAAAAAAAAAAGACAGTTAAATTGGGCATTAACTAATGGAACAGAAAATATAGAAATCCAACAGGAGATTATATATTATCAAATGGCTAAGTTATTCCACTTTACTAAAGAAGATGTGGATAAATTAGACTTTGAGACTGTTCTTGGAATGTTGTCTATGGAGTCTCATATCAGAAAGAAAGAGCACGACCAAGCAAAAAACACAAATGGTAGAAAATAATTTTAAAATCGAAGTACCAATAACCTTGGACTCTAAGAGTTCTAAGGCTGGAGAAGGATTAGCAAAAGACTTTTTGTCTAATATTAAAGGGAAATTTAGTGGGTTTGGTGGAGGGAGTAAGTCAGGTAGTAGTTCCCAAATGGCCCCTGGAATTGGGAAGATAGCAGGTAGTGTAGGGATAATTGCGGCTTTATGGCAAGGAATTGCACCATTACTTAAACCAGTTCTAAAGATGTTTAATATTTTATTAACTTTATTATTATTACCTTTAATGCCTTTAATTAGACAGATGATTACTGGCTTGGCTAAAACTGCAGCAAATGTGGGGACAGCCCAAGAAGAAGCAGCAGCAAGTGGTGGAAATATTTTCTTAGCAGGATTGGCTGAAGTTTTAAAGAGTCCAACAATTTGGGCAGTAGCAGGAGCAGGTTTATTAGCTGGGGTTGTTGGTGGTGCAGCAGTTGCAGGAACTATTTTAGCCGCACTTGCATTTGGAATAATTTGGGACTCTCTTACCAGTGATAGTGAGGGTGAAACAGATTTAAAAAGTTTATTAGGACAATCATTGTTAGCAGGAGTTGCCGGGGGGATAGCAGCATTAGTATTTGGTGCAGGGGTTTTACCTGCAATAGCAATTGGTCTTTTAGTATTTTCCACAAATTTAGGAGTAAAATTTTTAGCAGATGCAGTTAATGAAGGAGATTTTTGGAAAGCTATATGGGGGATTGCAAAGGGTTCATTAGCAATAGGTTTAGTAGCAGGAGGAATAGTACTTTTACTAGGGCTAGGATTAGGGGCTGCTGCAATGACAGAACTTGCAATAGGAACAATTATATTTACAATATTTGCTTCATGGAAAATTAACGAAAAAAAGAAAGAATTAACTGAAAAGATATTTGATATATTACCAAAAGAGTATGGTGAAGAAGTTTCAATTGGAACTGCTTTATTAGATACACATCTTGAAGACCAAGGAAAAGAATTAAATGGTTTAACTAGGTCTTGGAATGCTTTAAAGGCAACAGGATTAGCAGTATTAGCTGACTTAGTATTAAGTACAGATGGTCTGGGAAAGATGCTTGGCAGTCCAAGTAAAGGGAGTTATCCTTTAGTTTATTCTTTAAATCTTGCAAGTGATAGCTTTATACAGTTTAAAAATGTTGTAATTGGGATGATAAGTGCTGAATTAATTCCAAGTGTTAATATATTAGGCGAAACATTTGTTTATACATTAAAAAAGATTGGATATGAATGGCAGATTATGGGTAATACCGCTGTTGAACAAACAAATAAAGTTATACAAAATTTAAATAGAATCCCAAGAAGTATAACCACAACTCATTGGATTAGGACGAGATACAGATGAATAGTTCAGAAGAAGCAGTAAATCAATTATTAACAAATTTAAGTAGGGTCCCCTCTGAAATAATATCTAATACAATTAATAAATCAGAAGATTATGTAACCGAAGAAGTAAAAAGACAATTAGATGTCCAATTAGAACAATTAAAGTCTAGAGGAATTATCTAATGGCAGATACTACTATCAATGGATTAGTATTACACAATGGGACAAATATCACAATAACAGATAATCATTGTGAGAAAGCATCCAATTTAATTGTTATGCCATTATATTTATCAGATGCAGACGAAACTAATGTATTTGATTTTGGTGGGGTTTCTAAGACTATAAGATTAACAGGGATATATATTGGGGCTAGTACTTCAATTATGAAAAACTGGATAGAATCAATAGAAGCCTTACAACAAGGGCATCAGGATTTAGCATCAGGGGCACCTTATACTTTTATAGATGATTTAAGAGCACCTAGTCCAGGGATTAAAGTTAAAATTCAAGATTTTGCAACTTCATGGATAACAGCAGAAACAACTAAAATAGGATGGACAATTAATCTTGTTCAAGCTAGCACCACATCATAATGGGAAATAGACGAATTTATTTAGATAGTGCAACAAGCAAGTATGCAAAAATATTTGGTGGAATACTTGCAACTATAACTTCTTTATTTTTTGTGTTAATGGCTATGGGCTTCACAATTACTGGTTCAGATGATTATTGTCTTGGAACTCCAGAGGACCCCTGTGTATCTTATGGAAAGATTTGTAACACAGGACCAGACAATTATGATATTTATAATCCTGATGCAATTAAGATAGACTTCTCCCCAATAGTCGATAACTCTTGGATATTTTTCAAAGATGGTCGAGTTAAGAAAAACTACTTTGAAGATTTAGGGATTAATTTTGATAGTGCAGGTTGGAGATATGAAAACTTTACTAATGAAACAAAGCCTAGGAGTGATAGAATTTATGTTCATCGATTTGCAGCCTATTCTTGTCAAGATTATATGTTAGTAGGACTAAAATCAGATGAAGAACAAGTAGTAGAATGGGGACTTGGAGTTAAAAATGAATATTTAGACCCTTTTTGGTATGCAGTTAATGATACACCAACTAATTTAATAACAAATATTTCGGTCGAATTAGGAACTGAATTAAATATCACAACTAATATTACTGGAGCAGCAACTGTTTGTGTTGACATTGACCATCCTGAGTATGGAGATAATTATACTTGTGGTTCTCCGAATGCAAATTTTACTTTTAATATTTCTTATTTTCAAACTAAAGAAATTTATGGTGGATTGACTCCTCAAGAATATAATCTAACACTTATTAATCAAACAGGAGATGGTGGTAACCTTTTGGTATCTAATATGTGGGAATTTTGTTCAAATTTAACGACAAATACATCCGGGAAGTTGGCCGTACAAACTGACATTACACATTACTGGGATTCTGGAGACGCAAATCCAAAAGTTAATATTCGGGATAGCAGTGGGGTTTTATTAGAAACTCAATTACTAAGAACAAATGAAACATCTTATGTAACTAATACACCAATGGCTTATTTTGAGAATGAATATCCTGCAGGGATTTATGGATTTTGTTTAAGACAGGAACCAACTCTTCAATATACTAATTTATATGTTGGATTTCATATTGAAGCTGATGCACAAACTTATGGAATAAATATTGCGACTGGTGCTGTTGAAGCAAGTGGAACTGGACCTTATGTGAATGTTTCTGTTTATAATAAAACTACTAGAAATGACACCTATTTTGATACGCGAGAATTTAATACTGATTATTCAGCAGTTTATGGAAAGTTTTCAGGTGGTTCTAGTTCATTTAGTACAAGAACTCCGTGGGAATATTGTACTCCTATTGATATTGTAATGACAAACCCATCGATATTAAGAATAGATTACAAAGCTTATTCAACCTTATGGGAAGATGACTTACCATATCTTAGACTAAGAGCTGAGAATCGGACAGTTTTAGAAACCTTTAATGATTCAGCAACTGGGGAATCGTATGTAATGACCGAAAATGCTTATGATACTGGAAATTATGGTCTTTGTTTTGGTGCAAAATATTATGCAGCAGATAT